TCCCAAACTCATAGTCAGCGTTTCTTCTGCCAAACTTCTTTGCTTGTTCCTTTGCAGATATTCTATTAAATATACCACGCTCTCCTGACTTAGACTCAACAAGAGATGTCCACTCTCTCAGGAATGTCTCTCCGTCAGGCTTGTCTGTGTAGCATACAGAGTTATTAGCAAGTGCCATTTGTGGTGCTGTCTCCCACCATTGTCCAGACTTAGCGTGTCGCATACGTCCATCAGATAGGTTAGACAAACTTATCATAGCGGATCTACGCACACCACCTGACACAACAACTTCCCCAACCTTACACATTAGATTATGACAATCGTAACTAGACAGCTTACGTCCTGCGTTGTGCTTAAATAGAGATACAGTGAATCTAAATAAGTCTACTAGCGGTGCAGGACCTGATGCCCTACCACCAAATATCTTTAGTCTAGCTCCTGCAGGTCTGATAGCAGATGTGTCCCATGTTGGCACTTCACCCATATACAGATGTCCTATCAGCTTACGTAATGACTTTGCCCAACCCTCTTTGCTATCCTGTACTTTTATAACAGTATCTACCTCTTCCATATGCTCAGGTATATCTGGTAATTTACTTACATACTGTCTCTCTACAGAAAAGCCTACACCTGTACCACACAATAGTATATACATAGCCTCGTCAAAAGACTTTGGGTCATCTACAGGAAGGTAACTACAGTTGTACCCTGCCGTGTTATCTCTTTCAAGTGCAAGACCTGCTGTCATCAACGCTCTCATAGAGGGCATGACTTCTAATTTAGTTATAGCATCTTTTAGTTGGGATATAGGTAAATGTCCCT